TACACCTCGTCCCGACTTGATTGGTGCATGGTTTGATGGTAACTTTTTAGATTATACGTTTAGCTCAGTCAATGATAATCCCAATGCCGTACAGACCTGGAGTATTATAGAAGGTGATATTCCACCTGGCACAACTTTTACCAGTGCTGGTAGACTTTACGGTTATGTGGACATTGTAGCAGAAAATATAACAGAATTAGGATTTGAAGCAGCTCCTGTTGAATCGGTTATATTTGATGCTTTGCCATTAAGTACAGACAAATATTATAACTTTACAGTGCAGGTAAGTGACGACTTTAAGGTTGATACTGTCAATGTCAGACTCTTGATTGTAAGTAAAGGAAATTACACAGCTGATAATGACATCACTTTAATAAACAACACTTTTATACGTGTAGATTCTGATAACAAATACCGTCCTATTATTCTAAACAATCCAGATTCGTTGCCAGTTTTGGTGTCCGGTAGCTGGTTTTCATACAAATTTTTAGCATACGATCCCGAGGACGAGGATGTGTCATGGAGAATTGACGAGCTGGCCTTTAGTGGAATGGATGAACTAGATGCTGCAATAAGTGAAACATTTCTTGGCAATGGCACCAGCGGTCCTTATACTTTAGATCAAATACCTGCAAGTGCAGACCGAATAGTGGTACAAGTAAATGGAGTATTATACACTGCAATTACTGATTATACTACCGTAGGCGATCAGCTGACTTTTGTAAGTTTAACACCAGCTGCTACAGATACAATTTATATTCAGTATATCAGCGTCACAACAGGTTTTGATACTTTGAAGTTTGATCAAGGTGCCAGTGGATTGCCATCGGGAATATCTATCAACGCAGATACTGGATGGGCTACTGGTACACTGCCCGACCAAGTTGAAGATTTTAAAGACTACTCGTTTACAGTTTATGCTTTTAGAACACTCTTTCCTGATGAAGAAAGCGATGCAGTAACCTTTACTGTAACTGTTAAAAGAACCTTAAATGAAGAAATTGTCTGGACCACACCTTTTGACTTGGGTGTAATAGATAATGGTGCAGTAAGCGAAATTGAAGTTGCAGCTTATAACACATTGGGTAAAGAATTGACATACAGTGTAATTTACGCACCTTATAGAAGACTTCCGCAAGGTCTAAAATTTTTACGAAGTGGTAGAATGATCGGTCGTACCACTTTCAGATATTTTAGTTTAGATGGGCAAGAGGCTCTGCTAAACATTACAACAACTGAAGATTTAACAGTAGGAATGACTGTTCAAGGTGTTGGGGTTGCAGCTGGATGTAAATTAACAGCCATCGTTGACTCTAATACAATTAAAGTTAGTCCTGCAATATATGTCACACAAGGTACTGTTTTGGTATTTTCCAACGAAACTATACAAAAGGCGGTTAGCACAACAAGCAATTCAATTTCAACAGCAATTGATGGCGCAACAACCACATTTGATCAACAGTGTGGATTCACTATCAGAGCAAGTGCTGTAGATGGCTCCATTACTTCCACAAAATCTTTCACTGTACGAATTAGACCAAAAAATCTTGCACCATACGAAAATGTTTACTTAAAAGCATTGCCCGGTTATACACAAAGATTGAATTGGGACAATATAATTAAAGATAGAACTATATTTCCTCCTGAATTGATTTATAGGCCCGACGATTCGTATTTTGGAATCCAAAAAAATATTAAATCCTTGTTTTTGTCTGGACTCAATCCAACCACGGCCGAAAATTTTGTGGCCAGCATCCAACGAAATCATTTTTTTAAAACTATCAATTTTGGAGAAATTAAAACAGCTCGTGCGGTAAACTCGGATGGTACCATTGGGTACGAAGTTGTATATGTTGATCTTGTTGACACACAAGCGTACGACACTGCCGGTCCGTCGCTGGAGATTGTTTTAAACATTGCCAATGATTTTTTATTCCAAAATCAATCATACAACATCATCTACCCCAACAGTTTTCCAAACATGCAACGACGCCTGGAAAACGGAATTGGTTATACAAACAAGAGCACTTTGCCAAGGTGGATGACCAGTGTGCAAGAAGATGGTAACGTGCTAGGGTTAATTAGATGTGCAGTGTTGGTTTATACACAGCCTGGCGCATCTAAACTTATTTCTTATCGATTGCAAAATAGCAATTTTGAAATTAGTGATATTCCTTTTGTAGCAGATAGATACCAGTGGGATAATTATCTATCTAAATATTATAATACAGAAACCAATAGCTTTGAACCAAGTATCCCTACCACTTTTGACAAATATCCCAGCCTGGCATCCGGGTCTGCTGTGCTTGACACCATTATCGTCAACTCAGTGACCAGTGCCAATACTATATTAATTCCAGACAATACCACTGTGGGGTATGGATGGGGTGTCAGTAGTTTCGATGACACTTCCTCTATTCCGGATTCTACATTTATTTCAAACTTAAATTTATCAGGAAACACCTTGACATTATCTGCCAATGTGACTGCAACCGCAGGTGCAGTGATTAGAATCAATGGTGATGCATTTGTTGATTATGCAGTAAGCACTTCTTTTGACAGTATTGATGGAGAAAATCTCAGTAGCGTCCGATCAGACAGAATAATAGACGGCATAGCAAATTTTACTGAAGGAGAAAAGATAATTTTTGCACAGCAATCAGGATTTGGTGGGGAAAATGATGGATGGATCAACTCAGTGGGAGAATCTATACCCGGCTATTTGGACAAAGTTGGTAGATATGTAACTGTAAATCAACAGGGTGGAATTTGGGAGTTAACATGGTCCGAATTTCCAGAAATTGGACTGGATGATAATGACGTGGGATTTGATGAAGCTAGTGAAGTATTAACATTTAGCCATTATGATCAAGGCGGAGATGCTGAAGTATCCTTAAAGTTTAATCAAGAAATGATTTTAGATCAAACAGTTAAAGTTCGTACTGGTGATACTTACACTCAGACAACTTTACAATATAAAACTGTTCCTGGAGAAGCTATACCCAGATATTTTGTGGCCGAATTTGCTACTGGGTTAGAGCGTACTGCAGAAACTACATTTGACGGTGGTACTTGTATTATGCGTGAAGGTTTTACTGCTGGGAATTCCTTCACTGGTGGTACTACGTTTAGTAATAATCAAGATATTTGGATCATTCAGGAAACGCTAGATAAATATATTAAATTCCCACAAACTGGAGTATTCGTATAAATGACAAGCCAAGTAAATCCAAATAATATTGACGGTACATATCCTGTAGCCGGACAAGACAACGACAGCCAAGGTTTCCGTGACAATTTCACTAATATCCGCAATAACTTTACATTTGCCAAGGCCGAAATTGAAGATTTGCAAAATAAAGCAGTCCTAAAAAGTGCGCTGTTAAACACCGTTTTAAGTAATGATTTTGCAGGTAATGCTGTAGTAAACCCTACACTCACAAGCTGGAGAGAAACTTATAACAATATAGGTAGTGTAAGCGGTAGTGTAACAATCAACTTTACTAATGGTAATTTCCAAAAAATTACCATGTCAGGCACTACTACACTGACATTTAGTTTTCCTGGTAACTCAAGCAGTCAGTATGCCAGCATCAAGCTATGGGTAAGTAATCCCAGCGCCAGTTATACACTTAGTTTCCCCAATGATTTAACCTTGGGTGACACTGATAGTGTTGCTGGATTTAGTGGGAATACCATTACATTTAGCTCAGATGAAATTTCTAACTCAACAGATTATTTCTTTGAAATATTCACTGTTGATGGCGGCACAACATTAGGAATAAGAGATTTAGGTCGCAACAGAACCAAGGCACTAAGTGGGCTTGAAGTAAAAGGCAACTTGACAGCTGGTGCAAATCTAATAACCAATGCAGGTACCATCAATACCAATTATGCTTACGTTACATTGACTAACAATCAAAACTTTTTTGCTAATGCCAGTTACAACACCATTTATTTTGACACTGCAAGTTCAGCCACAATCGCCAACGCAAGAATTGCATTGCCCGATACTGACGTAAATGGAAGAGTAATTACTTTAAGTTTCTTGGCACCAATCACCAGTGTTTGGGTAAACAAAGGCAATACTGCATTGGTAAAATGGTTCCCAAATACCACAGTGAGTTCAGGCAATGTAGTGGCAAAGTTCACATACAGTGTTGCTAACAGTAACTGGTTACGTAGTTAAAATTTTCAAAAATCATTGACTCCTAGTGTTGTATAACGTATAATTATGCAAACTAGGAGTTTTTTATGACCGTAGACTTGAAACGCTATGAGCAATTTGTAGCAGCAGTTACCAGTAAACCATCAAATGATTTGACCACATTTATGAATAGGTTGGACGAGCTAGATGCCAACTTCAATTACGAGACAGACTCACATGGTCCAGATATCAATGTGCCACTATTGCTTACAGCAGCATTGGGACTGGCAGCAGAAACTGGCGAGTTCTGCGAGATTCCAAAAAAAATGTATTTTCAAGGCAAACCACTTAGCACCGAAAACGTATTTCATATGAAACGTGAACTAGGTGATGTTATCTGGTATTGGGTCAATGCCTGCCGCGCACTTAATCTAGATCCAAACGATGTCATTGCAGAGAATGTAAATAAACTAAAAGCACGTTATCCTGGCGGAGAGTTTGATGTTCACTATTCCGAAAACAGGCAGGCCGGAGATTTGTAATGTTAGGATGGGCGGATCATTTTCCTCCTTTAAATTTATTAAACTGGCCTAGTTTTTATCAAGGAGTTTATATGCACCCATTGGTAGCCGACTTATCAAGTGTATCATCAGAAGAGTTACATAAAAAATACAATGAGCTGTTACAAAAATATAATCAGGCTCAGCGATTTGGACCAGTTAGTGTGATCCCACAGATGCAAATGATATTAGAAAATTATCGCCACGAAATGGACACTCGTAACAGAAAAATCTTGGAAGAGATGGAAGAGAAAAGTGACAAATTTAAAGGCATCATTGACATCAAATGAAATATGATCGATTGGGTGTAGCATACGCCGACACTGAAGAAATTTGCAATTTACTTTATCAAAATCCCAACATTGATATCTCTAAAATCTTTGTTGAAGACCCCCACAAGTATAACAATGCAGTTCGGGATTTTTATGCAGATTTGCCAACTCTAGAACGGTATATTGACCAAGATATAACCATTGAACAGTTTGATAAAAAGAATCAAAGTGTGTGGCTTATGCCTGACAAATATCAAAATATGGATATTGCTCAATGGCTATTAGATCAATGTCAAACACAAGAAGAATTACAAAGAGTTGGTTACGAATTACTACTGTATCAAGAACGAAATTTATTTTTACTTCTTAAACAATTAAAATATATTGTCGATACATGGCGAGAACAAAATATAGTTTGGGGTGTAGGTAGAGGATCGAGTGTGTCAAGTTATGTACTATACTTAATCGGAGTTCATCGAATTAACAGTATGTATTATGATTTAGATATAGAGGAATTTCTGCGATAAATATCGCACAAGGAGATATCAATGAGTAAAAGAGTTTATACAACAGCTAATGGAAAAAGAATTAATATTGATGCCATTGTATCGCAAAATGAAGAATCTATTGCTGTGGGCAACATGCGAGTAAATGCTAGAGGAGATGAGTTAGGGCCAGGCGGAAGAATTGAACGCACTAGAGAAAAGGTAATGGCAGATTATTATAAATTAAATACTCCCGTTGCTACTGATCTCAAACCTATGCCAAGAGAAACTTCAAGGCCGGATCTAGTCGATGACTGGGTAGAGCCTGTAGTAGAACCACAAAAAGAAAGTCAAGAGCCTGAACCAGCGTCTAAACCATTACGTGGCAGTTTGGCCAATTCAGTAGCAAAAACACAACCGCCGCGCGAAGAAGCACCTAAAAAAACAGGTCCAACAAGAATTTAAAAGAGGAAACATATGCCAGTCGAAAATCCGTTTGATCAGAAACGAGGATATCAATTTGGAATCAAAATTGATGGTGAAATTAAACCTATAAAAAATAACATCATTGTAACAGATATGACGTTTGAAGGTAGACAATTAAGTAGTGGTATAGTATTATTAGGTGATGATGGAAAAACTGACGGAATTAGACCGCGATGGGCGAGAGTATATGCCATCGGTCCCGAACAGAGTGATGTTCGCGTGGGACAATGGGTACTTATTGAGCACGGTAGATGGAGCCGCGGTATCAAAATACTTGAAGAGAACCAAGAAATTACAATACGTAGAGCGGATCCTGAGGCGATTATTTTTGTAAGCGATGAACGACCAGACAACATAGATACTATATCAACCGCAGTTCACGCAGAACGCAAAACACGAGAACAATACGAATGAAAATTGAACTAAGCAATGTAGATGGTTATCACACCAATGGGTATTTTGAACCAGTGCAAAATCCAGAAGGATATTACAGTTTACGAATTACTAGTCAATGGGAAACTGCTAAAGATCCCAAAGCAGAACAGGTCAGATTTACCATGCTGCTTTCTCCCGATGCACTCAACAATTTACGCACTTTAATTAAATGAAAGAACTCTGGACTGAGAAATATCGCCCACAGACACTAGATGGGTATGTGTTCACTGACCCCGCACAACGGGAACAGATAGAATATTTTATTCGAGAAAAAAGTATTCCACACTTGTTGTTTACCGGTCCCGCTGGCACAGGAAAAACTACACTGGCAAAAATTCTAGTCAACTGTTTAGAGATTGACGGTTACGATTTTTTGCAAGTTAATGCCAGTCGAGATAACGGTGTAGATTTTCTTAAAAACAAGATTGAAGGTTTTGTTAGCACGATGCCGTTTGGCGATTTAAAAATTGTGTTACTCGACGAAGCTGATTATTTGAGTCACAATGCTCAGGCCATCCTGCGTGGATTAATGGAAACTTATCAAGCACAAGCTAGATTTGTGTTGACTGCTAATCTTGCACACAAAATTATTAATCCGCTTAAATCTCGTTGCCAACAAATTGTAATTGACAAAACAGATCAAACTGAATTTACAGCTCGTGCTGCAACTGTTCTTGTAAACGAGGGTGTGGAATTTGATCTTGACACTCTAGATACTTATGTAAGAGCAACATACCCCGATTTACGCAAATGCTTAAACTTATTACAAAGCAATAGTGTAAGTGGTACATTAACTGTCTCCAAGTCCGGAGAATCTAGTACAACAGATTATAAACTTGAAGTGGTTGAACTATTCAAATCTGGTCGGATACGGGATGCCAGGGTATTGTTTTGTACACACACTTCGGCTGATGAATGCGAGGCTGTTTTTACTTGGATGCATAACAATCTTGACCTTTGGGCAGACACCCCCGAAGGACAAGATGAAGCCATCAAAATTATCAGAAAAGGCGCTGCAACACATTCTCTAGTAGGAGATCACGAAATTAATCTTTCAGCTACATTTGTAGAATTAAGTCAAATATCATGAAAAAACAAAACATTTATCTAGTAGCAAACTATGTGGCTAGACCGCGCGATCCTCGTCGAACACACATTCCGGGGTACATGAAAGATCCTGCAAATATTCAATTTGATGAACAAGTTCAGGTTAGCACACGTTTACGAAAACAAGATTTAACAACAGCCAAAGTTATTATGAATCTATCTAATAAAACTGTTGATAAGAATAGTTTTAATAATAACAAAAATTTTGACGAATTATTCAAGTATTTTTTTAAAGGCTACCACAAGTATATTACCGAAGTAATGGCCAAACTAGATCCTGAATATTTCAATCAAATGCTAGACGAAATGCAAGCAGAAATAGACAAAGAAAAAGTCAATGAAGAAGTTACGTCTTAGTGAATCTGGTGCCAGGGGATGGTTCATTGGTGACTTTCCCGAAGCGGTGGTGCGTACAAAGGATTTTGAAGTATGTTGGCAGGGCAACAAAGCCGGACACATTGATACTCCACACTATCATAAAGTGATTACCGAGGTACAGTTAGTAACCGCAGGTCGAATGATAATCAACGGAGAAGAGTTTGGTCCTGGGGATATTTACGTCAGTGAACCTGGGGAGGAATATCGCGCACACTATTTAGAAGATACCCAAGTAGTTGCTGTCAAGTTTCCTAGTGTACCCAGCGATAAATACTACATATGAGCAATATATTCAAAGCAATGAAGGCCAAAAAGAAACGGGCAGTTGATCCCAATGCACCACCGCGCCCTAATCTCATGACTCATGATGTAAAAATCAGAGATCAACAAAATGCTATGTCTACAATGCAAGCAGAAATTTATCAGTTAAAAGATACAGTAAGAAGTTTACAAAACAAACTCAATAATCAAACTGTTTATCTACAAGCGGTGCATTCACGAATTAAAAATCAATGACAACAC